GCTTTCACGATCAGCGATCCACCAGTAGATACAGTTGCAGATGCGTTGCTAGATTGTGTGATTGTAAATGTAGTTGTACTTGGTACTGTAATAACTTGAAAGTTTTTATCTTCAAAATCAGAGTTACTATAACCTGTGCCACTTGGTAGTGTTACAGAATCTAATTGTACAATATCACCTACAGCTAGACCATGGGGACTTGAACTTGTAATCGTGCAAGTTGCTGATCCGTTTGCAGTTGCTATTGTAGAGGATCCATAAGATTGTCTTATTGGTGTAATGTCATGAATTTCACCTTCAAAATATAATAGTAAAGACTTATCAGTTCCTATTGCAATATATCTATTGCCATCTAGATCTACGAACGC